TCCATCTGTACCATTCACCACAAACAAACGATCTGATTCATCCGTAGATGCCGCTCGACGCGCAGCCATATCAACAGGATTTTTCAGCAAGTGAGAGCTAAGAGCAGAGATATTCTGCACCTGATATGATGCAGTTGTATCGCCAAACTGGAACGCATTGATAGACTTACCTTGGCGCTGAATGAACACAGACGCACCGTTAAGATCCTCAATCGGAATGCCAGCCCTTGCACCCAATCTTGTTTGTGGCCGCACAAAAAACGATGAAGGCGTAATAGGATTGTCACCCGTCTGAAGAACAACAAACTCACCACCGGTTGTGAAAATCCGAAAGTCATTGCCTGAGAAGAGATTAACAATCGTGTTTAGCTGATTTGTGTTAATCGTTGCCTCTACAGCCTCATCATCAAGGCCAGTGCCAGCATTAAAGTCAAAGTAGTTAATAACGCCAGAACCCCATACTGTATTCGGTCTGGACTTGGAGCCACCAAAATACAACCGGCCTTCATGGAATGCAGCGGACTTGGGCCATCCGCGAGTGGTAGACCATACATCCTCATAGCCATGCTCGCTTTCCCAGTTGCCAGATGTGATACCGCTTGTGTCGAAGAAGTTGACCTCAACAACAGCTTTCATTTCTGTGGCAGAAACATATTCAACATATCGCGCACGGCCAAACGTACTAAGAACTTGAGCATATTCGCCAACAGCACTAGGAGCAAATGCTTCAACCTTATAGCCAGTTGTGGCATCTGGTTGCGTATCCCATGCAGGATAAACAGTAAGAACCTTTGTGGAGGCAACATAATCTTCAACATGGCGCGTTTGACCAGATCCAGTGCCAGATGTTAAAGTTATGAACATCCCATTTGGCTGATCGTCAGATGTGTATGATGTTGCCGCTTTGAGTGTGATTGTATCAGCCCCACCAGCTTGTGCCGTACCGGTATCAGTTGTTACTGAAGATGCAGTAATTGTGATATTCCCCGCAGTCGCGCTTGGCGTAATTGTAAAAGTCGGCTGATGCGTATCGAACGCATAAGGATATTGCGGCAGATTAGTCAGCGGCAAGTTCTCCAGCGTCCAAGATGTATCGCTGTTTCTCACCAATCGTTTGGTTTGCAAATCTTCATGGCAAAGAATGAGAGTATCAACTGCTTGTGTGTAGTTGATCTCATCAAGCATGGCAGTCGTTATATCTGTAGCCGTGATATAATCATTGCCAGATCCATTTATATTTGTTTGCAGAACACCGGCCTTAAACACATAGATGCGCTGATTAACAAATACCAACAGATAGCTATCCGTTACGCTAAACTCAAACGGAATAACCTTGAAGTCTGTGAATGTACTTCCAAAATCATGGATGAATTGAAGCCCATCACGGCGCTTAAAACCACCTTGAGGCTGAATGATAACATTCGTCGCTTCTTCCAAAGCATTCTGATATTGCTGCAAATCAGTACGAGCGCGAATAAGAGGATCAAGCTCGCCAACCGAGAAATTGGTTTGGAACTGGATAATCCGCATTTTAGTACCTTACATCAATAAGTGAATAATCCTCGATAACTTGTGGCGGCTTACCACGACTATCAACATTCATTGCCTCACGCATCATCCCGCCACGGCCACTATCAGCCGGTGACCCATACGCCAGAGCGCGGAAATAATCTGCCTTGGATATTTGATCTGTAATCACAAAGGCAAGCTCAGAGGCCAATGCAGTACGAAGCAAACGCACAAAGTAATTCGGCATTTTGCTTTCTGCTATTGAGCCTTGGTAATCAATAAATACTTGCTCAAAGTTGGTATAGATCTGATCGCCATAAATCTCCCAGCCATAACGAACCGGAAGCTGGCCAAGACCAGAGCTTCTGAATAGAGCAATAACACCAGAGAGCATATCGCCAGGAAGCTGATAAGCATACTTCCACTCATCCACCGGCGTAGTAGACAAGCGACCAAGTTGCTCTTTCTTTACGCTCCAACTCCAGAGATAGTTTGATAAAAGCGTATCGCGTACATCTGGGTATAGTCTATCGCAAGCCTGTGCTGCATCAGTACCCTCCGTAAACGATGAAAGGGGCGCTGCCCCCAACAGGATCAAAGCATCTGAGCAGATTGATAATGCGGTATCACCAGCGGCCATGTTGCCCTCCTGTTAATGGAGAAGGGGCGGCGAACCGCCCCAACTTTATTAGGTAGTCAAATCAGTGACGGTAATAACGCCACTGGTATTGATTAGCTTACACAGAGCTTGGCTATCACTAGCAACGACCCAAAGGGCATCGCCAGTTGTGATAAGTGCTTCAACCGTGTTGAAATAACCTGAGCCTTTAACAGTTGCCAGGTTATCAGAAGACGAAATGTAAGTGTAAACCGCTGGAGCATTTCCGCTTTTTGATGCGGAAACGGTTGACCAGTTTGCAGATGCGAATGCCATTGTCTAATCTCCTTACGCTTCAGTACAAGAAATTTTGACAATGCCCTCACCGTCGATTGCAACGGAACCGGCAGAGAACATCGAGCTAACCAAGTAAGATGTCTTTTCTGGGACATAGTTTACTTCGGTTTTCTGCGACATTGACTCAGCATAGCCCATTGAATCTTTGTGCCAGGCAAAACAGGTACGAGTTGAAGGCTTAGGAATACCACCCTCATCACGATCACCCATTGTCAAAATGTTAAAGCCCATGAACGTATTGATTTCACCCTGCACAAGAGCTTTTACAGAAGCAAAGTCTTGGCTGGTTACTTCAGTCTCACCAAGCAATGAGTCAAGCTGTGTTGCGTGCATTAGCAAATAACGGCCTTCAGATGGCACGTTCTTCTCGTTAAGAGCTTTTGCTGTTGCGCGTAGCTTCTCAATGTTCATGTCAGTGTTACCACCTGGTCCAACAGTTGTTGCAACAGTTGATGTGCCAGTGGCAGCATTCAGAGCATCAATCATGATCTGGTCCATGCGACGAGCAATAGACTTAGATACAACTTGAACCAGTTCAGAACGCTCATCAAAGTTGATGTGAGACTGCTGGAAGATGTCTGAGTATTCCGCTGCGATGTAATCTTCCATCGTCGCAGTTACTTGACCATAAGTCACATTCAGTGGTGTGACGTCTGTTTGTGGAACGCGAAGTGTAGCAACACCTTTTCCGATTGTTGGGAATTTAACAGTGTTACCGGCAACTCCGGTACGTGTCCGCATCGTGCCGCGAAGCAGCGATTCGGCTTGGTACGCTTGTTTGACCTCAGAGTCGAAAAGATCAACAAACGCCGTTGTGACGTTCTGCGCCATTGCAGATACCTCCTAATAGGTTTCAACAAAACGCTTCCGTTATCCGAGATCGGGCGGTCGCTTGCGCGTTATGGCCGCGCCAACCAGTAGATTACTACATTCAACGGGCCGGTGCGCGGTTAGCCGTCAAGACCAAAATACACGCAAGCGATATTTATTGCAAGAGTTTAAGCTCTTTGCTGGGATTGGAACCATTGACGCTCTATTTTGGTGCGCCAAGCCGCATCAGTTTTCCAACGCGGATCTGCAATAGCAACATCAAGATCCTCTCTTGTCATCTCTTGTTGCTCAATCACCGGCTTGATTGGAATGTTCTCATTCGTAATGGCCTGATGATACTTCAAGAACGCATTGATAGCATCAGCATTGTTCAAGGAATATGCTATCGCTTCACGCTCAGAATTGTTAAGCGGAGCCTTCATCAAGATGCGCTCAGTCATCTGGATCTTTTCAGATGCGTTGGAGCCTAGCTTCTCCATCTCAGCGCGGCGATCATATTCAATACTTTCCTGTTCATCTTTTGAAAGAGCCAAGACACGACCAGCGAGATCTTCGAAAGCATCCTGGCTAATCCCGTTTTCCTTAGCCCAATCCTGATATACGGCGACAGTCGGATCATCAGCATCCAAACCTTGATCCGCAAGTGCAGATATATCATACTGCTCCGGTGCTTTATGCTTTCCCGCCTTAAACTTTTTTTCCAATTCTGCATAGCTTTTTGCCAACTTCTCAACATCAGGACCATCATCGTCCCAGAATTTTGCAGGATAATAATCAGGGCGCTCTAATGGCCCATCATCATCAGATGATTGCATTTCTTCTTTTGGTTGCTCGTGAACCGGAATAGGCGCTTCCTCCTGAGTTGCCGCCGGTTCCGATACGTTAATCATTGGAGCGTCTGTGTCCGCTTCCATTACTGCCGCTTCTTCAGCCATTGTTTGACCTTTCTATTCTTTTCTCAATCATTCGCACAATCTCAGCCATTCCTGTTCTGGCATAGCCGAAACTTGCGTCCTCTCCTGGATGCCAAGATGGTTGTTCAATCGTAATACTGCGCAAGTGACTTAACACCCTTTGCCCCTCAGAACTCTTGAAAACCTTACCATATAGAATATCCATATCGTCGGCTCTTGGCGCTTCACTCACGGCTTGGGTCAACCCCTCCCAGCCTTCGGGTGAACTCATTGCATTGCCTCCATTGTAGCCCCACCATCAGTTGCAGCCGGTGG